CTACACAATGTCCGCCGGGCTGCGTACCCCAAGCTGCACACGATTGAGAACATGGGTATAGATCATGGTCGTGCTCACGTCCTGGTGGCCCAGTCGTTCATTGATCGTGCGGATGTCCTGGCTGCCCTGCAGTAGATGGCTGCAATACGGGTAGCGCCACTTCAAGTCGTTGGAGGCCGGCATTGGGGCCTCCCCGTGTGACACTCCTATGGACTGTCAAGCCCTGGGTGCCCCTCGGCTGATGGGTCAGGAGAAGCCGGATCTGACCAGCTCGGCCACGATGGCCGTGAACCAGCGCTGGCCACGCCGTGGAACACGTCACCACCTCCACTGAGCTGCTGCTCTGGGAGGCCATCGACCAAGTCCGTTAGGCAGAAGACGGTACTGATCTCTCTATGGATGAGCTGGCGGAGAGTGTGATGGCCGCTCTGGGTTCATCGCTGTCGCTGCAGCAGATCTGCAGAGCGGCGGATGGCTTGCTGCACCTGGCCGACGATCCCAGCCAAGGGAGCGCCGCTCGGCAGGTTCCTGTGGTCGACGTGCAGGCCGTTCAGGAGAGGGCGCTGAATCTCCTGGACTGGCAGGTGCTGGAAGATGACGACGATCGCAGCGACATCCAGAAGCTGATCGACAACGCCACCGATGCCCACACCGTGCTGGTGCGCGATCCCACCAGCACCCCTGAGCTGCAGGAGATCGGGATCCTGGAGCTTCTGCAGCGCTATCCCTGTCGCGGCAGCGAGGCCCGCTGGAGCCCCGACGACGCGATCGCCTTCCTGGAAACAAAGACCCGCTGGCTGGATGCGGCGCTGGAGAGCTGGGATGCTGGTGGCGAGGCCATGGCTGACGAAAGCGATCTGATCGAGGCCAAGGCCGTCGTTCTGGTCGTGCCAGAGCAAGCTGGTCAGCCGCTGCGGACCGAGCTACTCGACGTGCTGATCCCCGTTGACAGTTGATCCGCCGACCGGCTCTGGTTCCGGCGGATCCGCCGCCTGCCATGGAGGGCAGGAAACGGCTCCGCCGGGAGCCTGGGCGACTGCAGTAAGCCCGCTGCTGATCAGACCGCTGCCGTGCGAACGGCGGGACCACCACGCAGGATGCCGAACACCTCGCGGGCGACGAACCGCTTGAGGCAGCGGATGATCTCCTTCATCGAGCGGCCCTCTGCGGTGCGGCGCTCGACGTACTCCTTGGTCTGCTGATGCCGCTGCAGCCGGCAGATGACGATGCGGTGCAGGGCGCAGTTGGCCTGACGATTGCCGCTGCGATTCAGCCGGTGCCGCACCACTTTGCCCGAGCTGGCCGGTAGCGGATTGACACCACAGAGGGCGGCGAACGAGGCCTCGGATTTCATCCGTTCCTGGTTGTCGCCCACCGCCACGACCAGGGTGGCGGAGATGTCGACACCCACTCAGTAGGTGTTGCGCAACTCGGGGCAGAGCTGCATGGTCAGTTGATCCAGCTGCGCCACGGTGTCCTTGAGCTCCTGATCCAGCTGCTGGATGCGGCGCGCCAGGGTGCGCAGGGTCATCTTGGCGGCCGCCAGAGGGGTGGTGATCTCGCCAGAACGCAGGCCTGCGCAGCTTTCGACCAGCTCCTTTCTCTTGAGCCGCTGCAGCCGTTCCCGCAACGCTGCCGGCGCCGTCACCACGATGGCGTGCAGCTGATTGAGAGCAGCAGTGCGGTTCGCGGTGGCCGAATCCTTGGCCACCTTGAGCATGCGAATCATCTCCACCAAAGCGTCGCCCGCCTTGGGGATGACGCTGGCCGTTCCGGCGATACAGGCCCGTGCTGCGGCCTCCGCATCGATCGTATCGTCCTTGCCAATGCGACGCCGGGTAGAGCGATCTGGCCTGTTCACCTCCACCACTGCCAACCCTGCTGTCTGCAGGGCGCGGCAGAGACCGGCGCCGTAGCAACCGGTGCCTTCTACGGCAAACCCCGGGCAGCTGCCGAATCCATAAGCCCAGCGGATCAGTTTCTGGTAGCCGCTGCGGTTGGCATCGATCTTGAGGGACTAAATCCAGAGGACGATGCTGGCACTGAGCCGCCATTCAAGCTGCCTGCCAAGGATTTGCCCTACCGCCCCAGCCAGCCCCTGCCGCGCCTGCCGCTGCCCCCCTGCAGCCAGCCTGAACTCTTCGATCGCCCCCGAGTAACTGGCCGCTGCTCGGGGGCGTGATGTAATTCCGGGCCAGCGTTGCTGGGTGCCTCAGGCTCCTGGGGATCGGGCTCCGCCACCGCGACCACGTGCTCGGTGGCTGGCACTGCCGTACCTTCCAGTGCTGTTTGCCTGGCCCTCCATTCCTCCTCCGGCCACCGATCGATTCCCAGCGCTGCCGCGGCACCCCTTGCCATGATCCGGCAGTCGAGCTGCTCGTTGCGCGGTCGGACCTTCTCCCATCGGTAGACAGGGAACCCACGGTGCAGGGATTGGCGCAGCTCCTCCGCCGTCAGCCCCTGGAAGTGCTCCTCCGGGTACTCAGGGAAGTGGCAAAATCCACGTGCGAACGGGTCGCCAGGGTTCAGCGGCGGCGGCTGCCGCAGCCAGCCGTAGAGCTCTTGCTTCCCTACGGACACACCCAGAGGCCACAGCCGGATACCACGGAGCACTTTCTTGCCCCGGATCGTTACATCCTGCGGTGTCGGTATTCCCAGGATGCTGGTCAGGTTGTCGCGGCCTTTTGTTGCCATGATTCTTGAATCGTGCTGGCTACGCACCCAGCTGTAAACCGTCTGGCTTTGGTCGCCAGAGTCAACCGCAACCTTGCTGATCTTCAGCGAAGCTCCCACAGCAGTCGGTAACGATCGCCCCAACTCCGCCGCCAGATCACGCCAAACACACGGCACTACCGGGTCAATCTGAATCACAGCAGTATCACCCGGCAACACCACATAATCCACGCTCCAGCTCTCCAGGTTCTGACCCCATGCCACAATCTCCAGCTCAATCCGATCCCGTTGGATGTCAACGCCAGCGGTGACGACGACGCCACCGGCAGGTACTTTGCCCCGCTGATAGGTATCTCGCCTGCGGTAGAGCGCTTCCCAATCCGGCGCCTCGCCGTTTTCCTGCCACGGCAGCGCCAGCACGGTGTTGGTGAACACCCGTAACCGCTGCTCATCATCCTTCGCCTTCTCATACAGCTCCGCAGCATCCGCCCAGCTGAACCATCCCAGTGGGCTGTAAAGGCTGTTGATGTGGTAGCCGTGAATCTTGGCGCCGGGATTCAATGCTTTCCACTGGCCGCCCGCCAGCATTCGTGGCTTGTGCCGTTCCTCGATCAGCACGCCGCATCCTTCACAGGCAAGCGTTGCACCTGCTCTCAAGTCCTTCGGGTCGTAGTGGATCCGGCTCCATTCGAGCACTTGCCGGTGCCCGCAATCAGGACAAGCCACCTGGAACACCCGCTGATCGGATTGTTCCCAGATCGACCAGATGCGTGATCTTGACGCCAGCGTTGGTGTACTGGTGAGCAGCACTTTCTTCCGCGTGAACGTCCTGGTTCTCGCCATCGCCAGGTCCACCGGGTCGCCTTCCCCATCCACGTCGCCCGGGTAGGCATCAATCTCATCCATGAACAGGTCGCGGATCGGCATTGATCGCAACCCCGCTGCGCTGTTTGCGCCGGTGATCATCATGATGCCGCCCGGATATTCCTTGCTCAGCACGGTGTTGCCGCTGTCCCGTTCCCGCGCCGGGCGGATCTTCGCCTTCAGTCGCGGCGCTTCTTCGATCAATGGTGTCACCCGCTGCCGGCTGAACCGCTTCGCCAGGTCAACCGTTGGCTGCACGCACAGCATCGGCCCCGGCGAGGTGTCGATCGTTGCGCCGATCCAGTTGATCCCGCATTCCGTCTTCCCCAGCTGTGCCCCGGCCACCACACACACCTCCTGCACCGGCTCGGAGCGGCTGAGACTCCGCATCACCTCCGCCAGATACGGTGTCCGGCTTGTGCGCCACGGCCCCGGCTCTGAACTCGCCCGAGTGCTCAGCACGCGGAACTGATCCGCCCACTTGTCCACTGGCAGCAGCGGGTCAGGCGTCAGCCCTGCGATCAGGGCACCTATTGCATCCTCAGCAGGGCATGTCACCGGCCAGCCTCTCCAATGCAGTTGTCATCTCGCGCTCCAGCAGGATCGCGATCTCTGCGGCGTCATCCATCGCTGCCAGGTCTGACGCCAGCCGCACCGGCAGTCCCATCAGCCGCTGCAGGATCTGCCGTCCTGCCTCGAACCATGCTTTCTTGATCGCCCGCGCATCCATCAGCTCCATCTCCTCCCGTGCCAGGTCGATCTCCAGCAGTCGCGCACGTAGCTCCGCTGACCGGCGCTCTGATTCAGCTCGTGGCTGCCTGGCGCTGCTGTCATCCGCCTGCGCTTGCGCCTGATCCAGCTCAGCCGCCAGCTTCTCTGCATCCCCGTCTTTTGGCACCTGGCCCCACAGCAGGGATGGCACCGCATCAAGCGGTTCATCCGGCTGCCGCTGAGTGGTTGCCGGTGGCGGTGGCGGCCATGGGCCGGGTGTTGCCGGTGCTGTTGGCTGTGGCAATGGTGGCCGCATTGGCTGCTTGCTTCCGGTCTTCTTTCCTTTGGTTGTTGACTGCCAGTCGGGTATGGCTTCGGTGTTGATCAATACGCTGCGATCCTGGCGTTTCACCCACTCCGGCGCAATCCGCCCTCGCCGGATGCCGGTTGTCACGTTCGCAGCGGTGCATCCCACCTTCTCTGCAAACAGTTTCTGGCTGATCCACGGCATGGTTAAGTCTTCACCAGTGCGCAAATCTCTTTCACCACCTGCCGGCAGCCGTTATAGTCACCTACTCGCAGCATCTCCTGGTACAATCTCCTGTAACTCAGCAGCGCCCAGCCGCGCACTGAGTTGGCGTTAGGTTGTCCAGCTTGCGCTAGATATTGCTGCACGGTTGTCATCACTGCCCCGCAGTTGGCGTCCGGGTAGGTCTGGGCCAGCGCCTCCTTTACCTGCCGTTCACTTGCTCCAGTCAGCAGCCACTCGATCACCGCCTCCACCGGCGGCGGCTCGGCTGGCGTAGTGACAGTGATTTCGCTGATTTCATCCATGATCGCTATAACACTTCAGCTGGTCGCTGGTTGACGCCAGGGAGAGGCTCTTGTCCTGCCTCCTCCAGACGTCATCCAGGGCAGCGCTCAGGAAGTCGCACAGCTCAGGATCATGTCCAACCTGGAAGCTCTCCAGCCGTGGGTTCTGGTTCAGGTTCATGCTGCTCCGCAGCGCTACGGCCCATTCTTCGCTGCGCAGCGTCACGAACTTGGCGTGCGTCCTGGTCACCCTGATGCTGTCATCTCCAAACGTCTCCCGTATCCTGGCGGCCAGTTCCGGCACTCGCCTCACAAAAGTCTGATCCACCAACCACCGGCAGGCGGTCACCTTCCCTGATTGCATCAGCAGCATCATCCGCTCTACGTCGGCATGGGCAGCGGTCCATGTGCTGATCTCCATTCTTGCCGGTCCGATCTTCTCCAGTAGCGCCTCAATCAGATCGGACAAGCTGAACTGCCCACGGGTGAACCCAAACAGCTCCATCCCGTCGCGCTCCAGCTCCTTCACGATTTCGACGGCAGACTCGTGCCGGAAATCTTGCGCATTTCTGCGGCGGATCGGTCGTTTCACCACTGCCTGCTGGATGCAGTCAGGCGGCGCCACTGCATCCACTCGACCATTCAGCAGCGGGTTGACCGGGATCTGCAGCTGGCCAGTCATGGCAAGCATCCTCGGAGATTCGCTTCTCCCCAGTTTAACACCCAGAAGTTAAACTGGGCCAGTTTAACCGGGAAAAGTCTGGCACTAGCGAAAAAGCGAGGAGCCGGGGCCCCGCATGTAACAAACCCTCAGGAAGAACCTATAAGTGCCACCCCCTCGGCTATCCTTGCTCACTACAAGTAACAGTAGGTAGGTATCACTACTCTCGGCATTCCGGGCTATGGCATGGTGGCCGCCTCCTGCCGCTTGCGCTGCTTTGCTTCGCGATGTGCCTGACCGAGCGCCAGTGGCGCCTCTAGGCAACGCCCTAGCAACAAAGCATGTCAGTACGACATCACCTGCCAGCCCTCCAGGTAGCTGACCTTGGTGCGGCCCTGTTCGCGCTGGCGAACCTTGGCGCGATCGAGGGGGGCGGAGAGGGACTGAATCTGCTCGGCGGAGAACGTGCAGGTCATGGCATCGAGGGGGTGAGTGGGAACAGGGTTCGGGATCAGTGGGCGGCGGTTTTCTGCGGCGGTTCGATCAGCACCCAGCAGGGCGGTTCGCTGCAGTGGATGTGATCCGGGGAGGGCCGGCGGCCTGGTTGGCGGGTGATCGGCACCACCCAGCTGGCCAGGCGGGTGGACCAGATGTGACCACTGGGCCTGGGGCTGGTGGGTGTGGTGGTGGAGCTGGCGCTGACGTAGGGGGAGAGATCCATAGCTGTCGTGGTGTGAGGTGGCGACGGACTGAGTGGTGATGGCTCGCAATGGATGACATGGGCCCGCCTCTGCAGCGGACCCGTATCGAGGTGGCCTCTGGCTCCCCGCTCAGTGGATGCGCCAGCTGCGGCGCGACACCAGTTGGACGCCGGCGATCTGGTGGCCGGCCTTCAGTGCTTCCTTGATGGCGGCCTTATCCGGTTGGCTGGTGGTCTTCGTCACCAGCCACTCCTGTGCCAGGGCCTGCTCGTCGTCGATCTCAACGGCCTGGGATTTGCGGCTGCTCAGCTCGTGGTTGGGGAAGGAGAAGCGGGTGGCCCCCGGCTGCAGCCGGGTGAGCACCAGAACGAGGGAGTCCTCAAGGGACTCGGCCCGACCGGCATCGGAGCGGGCGAGATCGGTAAGCCGCTTGGCCTGCTGCTGCCGGTAGGCGGCCTGGCCGCGCAGGTGCTCGATCACCCAGCAGGTGGCATCGGCCTTGGCCGCCAGGGCCTGCTTGTTGCCCTCGTCTGCGAGAAGGGCGGCCTCCAACTCAGCGAGGGCGCGGCTGCGTTGCTCGGGCTCATCGGCCTCCAGCTGCTCGGCCAGCTGGCTGATGACGGTGGTGAGCTCCCGGGCCTCGATGCCCAGCTGCCAGAGGGAGCCGGAGCGGCGGATGGAGGTGGCGGGACCGGCGGCTTCTGGAGCAGCCACAGCTGGGGCAATGCCAGGAGCGACGGCTATGGGGGTGAGAACAGGCATGACAGTGAAAAGGGGATGGGGAACGAAGCGCCAACAGGCGCGGAAGGCTTCAGGGGCAAGAGGCAGAAGCGGGCTTGGCCCAGCGAGCGGCGGATGGGCTGACCTCGACCACGGCGATCGGCACCGGGGAGCGGGAGGCCATGCGGCGGGCTTCTCTCACCAGCGAGGCCGTGCCGGGCCCGCCGGGGAAGGCCACCACCAGCACCGAGGTGGAGACACCAGGTGAGGTGTGGGCCACGGCCCGGGCAACGGCCAGCTCGATGAGCTCCCGATTGCGGATCGGACCGGCAGCCCGGCCATGGCGCTGCCACTCGGCTGGCATGACCAGCGCCGACCAACCCAGCTGATGGGCGGCACGGGCAATGGCGGCATCAGCTCCTCGTGCTCCGCCATGGAGCAGCAGATGAACCAGCCGGCCGCCACTGCGGGCCAGCAGCTCAGCGGCGACCCGCTGATGGGGCCAGGCCAGATCACGGCCGCCGCCAGCCGCGATCACAAGGGAGCTACCGGGGCTCCTTGCGGGCCCGGATGAAGTACAAAAAGCCATGGAATCAGTTGCCGCAGGTGACAACTGATCGGGGCATCATGCCGCTTGTGAGAGTGCGGCGGTGATGGCGAGATCAGGGGATGAGGTTGCCGCAGGCGATGGGCTCGGGGCCTTTGGCGCGACCCACATTCTACCAGTACAAATGCACTTTAGACACTGCAGAGACACTGCGATGACTTGGATCTGAGGGGTTCTGGCTCATGCTCACGGACCTCGAATGGGTGACAGCCAGCTGGCCATCTTTGCGGCCGGCCTGGGGCTCAGGCCTGATGGACAGCCGCGCAGCCGCGCGAGGTATCCCAAGGCCACCGGCGCTCCTGATCTATCACCTACCGGCCGGATGAGTGGCGGCACCGCAGCCGCGGGAAAGCTGCTGGGCAGGCGTGACCTGAGCAAGCCCATCCCGGCGGCGGCGAGGGGAGATCAGATTCACGCGAGCGCAAGGGTCGGCGCAGCCGACTTGCCTGCCCTTGCGCCGCGTGACACCCTGCATCCCCGCCGCCGGGTGGTCTCAGTCCTTCTGCTCTTGAGGCGCCTTCTTTTTGAGCGGCCAACTGCAAGAGATGCAAGAGAAAGTCCCGGGCTGCTTCAGGCAGATCAATCACCGGCTTACGTGCCCAGCGACCACCGACGGGCTCCGCTGAGCGGCCTAAAACCCTTGAAAGGCCAACAGGAGGCGAGTTTCTCTTGCACTTTCTCTTGCATGTCAAAAAACAAGGGCCCCCGGTTTCGCCGAGAACCCTTACGGTGACTAATCGGGGCGACAGGATTCGAACCTGCGACCTAGTGCTCCCAAAGCTCGCTTTTGCCTTTCTGTGAGAAGCCAGGAGCAGTCTCGGATCTTGCCCAAAAAGCATTGCCAGCACTGCTTTCCACCCTGCCAACTCTTGGCAGTCCATGCCGCTGCATGCCAACCTGTGGGGCGGAATCTCTCCCAGAATCTCTCCCATGCCCCGCCCGAGTGTCTGGGTAACGGTCCTGAGGGCTGGTCTCTCCCACAGCCTCTCCCAGGAGGGCTGCCGCTCCGGAATCACGGTCAATGAGAAGCGGGGTAAGGCCCGGGTCAATATCTCCGAGGCCCTGGGCGATGGCCGCCGCAGGCAGGTGCCGCTGCCGATCGACTGGGCACCAGAGAATGTTGATGCGATCCGAGAAGCCGCCCTCGCCATCTATCGCGGCCTTGTCGCTGGCCAGCCAGTTGAGGTCGCCATCGAAGCCGTGGCAGGGGAGCCGGAAGCCGGCATCAGCAACGCTGGGCCCATCAGCTGGCCCGCCTTGATCGAGGCGTTCCGCGAGCGCAAGCTGGGCAGTGGCGAGATCAAGCCAACGACGTGGACCAACATCTACGCCCGGCGCATGAAGGTGATCCTGGCTGCGGTTGATCGAGCCGAGACGCCTGTGCAGTTGCTGGAGGCCATCACGGCTCCTTGGGCCAGCCAGCCTGGTTGTCGCGGTCGGCAACTCCAGGTGCAGCAGACCGCCGCGATCCTCCGTTGGGGAGTCGATACGGGCCGCCTGCCGGCTGAGTGGGCACCGCCGCTGGATCTCAGCCCCTATGTGGGGCGTAAACGGGAGGCTGCTGCCGTCACGACGCCTCTTGCCGTTGGGGAGATCCTGGCCCTTGTGGAGACGATCCCCGATTCGAAGTGGCGCTATGCCTTTCAACTGCTCTCCGCCTATGGGCTCAGACCGGAAGAACTGCAGCACCTTGAACTTCGTGGTGGGCGACTGTGGTGCACCTACTCGAAGATCTCCAGTCGTGGCAGGACCGAACCCAGGCCGCTCAGGCTCTTGCCCTGCGATCCATGGGCAGCTGAGTGGAACCTTGAAGCCAACTACCAAGCTGATCGATTGCCGCCCATGAAACCCGGACTCGGAGCCGATGCCATGGGCCTCTACATGCGCCGCCGAGGACTTTGGACTGAACTTCGGCAGCGGTATGAGGCCGAAGGAGAAAAGCTGGTGCTCTATTCCTGCCGCCATGCTTACGCGCACCGCGCCCACACCCTCTGCTCAATGCTGCCCACCAAGTTTGTGGCGGCTGCCATGGGCCATAGCCTTGAAACACACCTCGCCGCTTACAGCCGCTGGATCGGAGACGATGAAGTGGACGCAGCATTTGAGCGGGCAGCCCAGCGGATGGAGCAGCTCAAAGCCGGCTGAGGCTTCGGGCATTGCTGGCAAGCCTTGAAGCCAACATCGCCACATACTTGTATTCCTTGATTGGTCGCGATTCAGAACCGATCAGATCATTCATCGCTCCACCAGCTTCCAGAACCCCCACTTCGCCCCATAGATGTCGTACAGGCGTTCCACGTAGGCCGAGTGATCGGGATGCACCTGCCAGTCGTCGATGCGGGCAGCCAGCTGTTCACAGCTGCGCAGCTGCTCGGCGGCGTAGCGGTAGCGCTTGGCTCGCCCCATCCACAACGCAAAGAACACCATCGGCCGCAACAGCAGCGTGGCGGCGAGTGGATAGTCCTTACTCAGGCGTTCCGCGGCGGCGCTGTGAATCGCGTAGGCATCCCCCTCCCACTCGTCCTCATGGGCCAGCACATGGCGTGCGGCGAGGGCCAGTGCCGGCCATTCCACCAGGAAGTGCAGGCCTAGCAGGCTGATCGGATGCTGCTCGGCCACCTGCAGGGCCCGCTCTTCCGCTTCCACATCCTCAAAGTCTTCAAGGCGCTTGAGGTAGTCGCGCAGGTGCGGGATCGAGAGGGTCCTGCTGAACCACTGCCAGCGCATCTCCTGGGCTTCCACCTGGCGATTCAGGGCCTCGAGCACGGCGATGCGGCTGTCGTGCCACTGCGAATCCTCAAAACCTGCGGCGTCTTCTGTCGCTTCATCGAGGATCTCCAGGGCCTGCTCCGCCCGCCCGGAAGTCAGAAGGTGTTGGGCCACGGTGGCGGCGATGTCGCGCCAGCGCAGATCCTCCGCAGTGAACTGGGCCAGGTAGCCATCCACATCACCGCGGGCCACGGCGATCTGGAGAAGGTGGGTGTTGCCGTCGTGGGCGCCATGCTGGCGGCAGTAGCTCCCCAGCAGCTTCAGGCCCCAGTCGCCCAGGGCGTCTTTCAGCGCTGGCACCAACGCATCGAACTGCTCATAAGTGTTCTCGGCCAGCAGCTCAGCGGCATCTTGCGCCAGTGTTTCCGGCTCCAGCTGGGCGGCCTGGGCCAGCGGGCCCAGCTGCTCGGCGCCCCGCTCGAATACCCCGATCACCGCCCCGGTGGTGTCTGTGCAGCGCGCCAGCACACCCTCGGAGAGTTCAAGGAAACGCAGTAGGAGATCGCATGCCTGCCTGGGATCACCGGCCGCGATCGGACCGATGATCGCCTGGAGCTGCGCCTCCAGATCAGCCACGAGGGCTTTGCGTCTGGCCGAATCCACAAAGGTGCTGGCCCGGTCGATCGCGGTCAGGCGTTTGCGCACTTCCTGAACGGCGCCATCGACCCCCTCGGCAGCGGCCAGGGCAAGGCGCAGCCGCCGCTGGATCACGGCGTTGCCACCGCTCACCTCGATCAACAGCTCAGCCAGCGCTGCAGCACCCAGGGCTTCCAGGTTCTTGGCGTTGAGGGTGCGCTTGCTGGCCACCGCCCTAAGCCAGTGCTGGACTCAGGCCCAGGACAGCGGCGGCTTGCTGCATCCGTCCGTCGAAGCTGGCCAGGTGGGAGCAGCGGCTGTGGAGGGCCACGGCCAGATGCAGGGCATCACCGGCCCGCAGGCCGAGCCCTGGATCCTGCAGCAGCTCGGCCGCCTGGCGAAAGCGACCGCGGTCCAGCGAACGCAGCTCAACGCCGCCCTGCAGCAGTCGCTCGAACTGCTCTCCTGCGGCCGCTCGAGCCTCCTGGCTGAGGCCATGCTGGCGCTGCTTGATGCCCAGGGCGCTGTGGGTCTCGGTGATCAGCCAGTCGCTGCTGATCAATGGTTCGCGGCACTGCTCAAACCAGTTCAGCGCCAGGGGGCTGCGTTCTTCCGGGGTCAGCAGGGCCACCACCACGCTGGTGTCGAGGTAAATCATTGATGGCCCGCCATCACCAGCGCTCACCGGCGCGGCACTCCTCGATCACCGATGGGGTGAGGGGCATGGTGGCCTGCAGTTGGCGCAGATCGGCGGCAAGAGCAGAGCGATCCAGCCGCTGCAAAGGCTCCAGGCTCAGTCGGCCGTCGGCCCCGACGACGATCTCGATCTGATCACCCTCCTGCAGGCCGGCCTGACGCAGGCAATCGGCGGGGAGCCGCACCGCCAGGCTGTTGCCCCAGCGGCGGATCGCTTGCTGGAAGTGCCGGCCGGCATCAACAGAATGGTCACTGGGCTGGGACTGCGCCAAAGGAGCCAGCTCGGCCGCAGTCGGCCTGTTGTAGATACACGACTCTACATCCAGTTTGAGTGGTTCAGCGCTGGAGATGCCGCCGGCTCCAACCGGTGATCGTGGCCTCCACGTTTTCAAGGTGCCACTGCAGCGGGCCCCGGCCCTGGGTGCATCCCCAGCGGCGGTAGTGCTTGCCGGGTGTGAGCACCCCCCGCAACCGCAGCTGGCGGAGGGTTTCGCGGCTCATGCCCAGCGCTGCGCAGGCTTCTGCCGTCGTGACCCAGACCCTCTGGCGCCCAGATGTGGGTGGTGTGGTCTGACTCTCCATCAGCCCAGCTCCCGCACCACGTCAACAACGGCGGGGTTCCAGAGGATCTGATAGCCGCTGTGCCCCTGGCGGCAATACGGCAGTGCTTCTCCCCAGTGCCGGCCGGCATCGGTGAGCTCCCACTCCCCACGCTGGTTGCGGACCTGCAGCCCGCAGGCGGCGAGGTGTTGGTTCGTGTCCTTGGCCTTCATGCCCAGCAACTGCCCGAGCCCAGTGGGATTGAGGGAGCAGATCGGCTGCTCCGCTGCCGGCAGCGCCCGCCGCAGGGTTTCGGTCGCCAGCCCGGTGTTCTCCTGGATGCAGGTGAGCGTGGCAGCCATGGCGATGCCGGGTTTCACGCCGGGGACCTGGGCCACGGCCTGACCGATCAGCAGCAGGGCGCTGACGCTGTCCTGCTGCGCTGCTGGCAGGGCGGCCAGAGCACCGGGGATGGCATAGCGGCCGGTACGGCGGATGGTGGGCAGCACCTCGTGGGTGACCCAGCGCTTGAAACGCCTGGCCTCCGGCTTGCGGCTGCCTATCACCAGATTGTAGAGACCCGGCTCGTTGACGGTGGTCATGACCTGCTCGCCGCCAGGGGTGTCAGTTGAAATGACACCCTTCTCGTCGTCATCCAAGCGGCTCATGGCCTGACGTGGATTGCCGATGCCCAGCACGCTGCAGACATCGGCGGCGACGAACCAGGGTTGGCCCTTCTCATCGGTGATGACCCGGACCTGAAGGCCCTCGAACTCGAAGGGCACCAGGGGGGATTCGTTGCTGCTCATGGGACCTGACTCGGTGTGACAGGGGTGGATCCGCCGGTGGCCATGTCAGCTGCGGAGGTGATGAAGGTGCGAGAGGTTGTTGGTGCCGGCGTGAGCCGCGGCGGGACTGGCCCAGCGATCACCAGCAGCAGGGTGCTCAGCTGGAAAACCAGGACCAGCAGCACCAGCCGGTACAGGTCTCGCAGGCTGCTCACATAGACGGTGGTGGTGGGCCGGCGGGTGCGGCAGAAGGCCGGCAGCTGGGGTTTGCCCCCCTGGAGGCGTCCGCCGCCAACACCGCCGCGGACACTGTGGAGGTGGGTCATCAGAACGGTGCCTCCTCGTCGTCATCGGCGGCCCAGTCACTGGTGCCGGAGCCGGTGGATGTGTTGACCGCGGAGTAGCCGTCGAGCTCGTCGAAGCCGTCGGTGGGATCCACCTGCTCGTAGGGCACGAACTCGACCACCTGGATGGCCCGCGGCTGGAAGGTCATGCCGCAGCCGTTCTCGCCGTCCCAGTCGTAGATGTCGAAGGCGATGATCACCTTGGAGCCGTTGCCGATGGCGGCCCCATCCCAGGACTGCTTTTTCGCATCGACGATGCGGGGCCCCTCGGAGAGGGAGCCATCGCGCCGCTGGAACTGCGGGATCTTGAAGCGCACCACGGTGAGCTCGCTGGGCTTGTCCTTGTCGGCCTTCCAGGGGAAGCCCTTCTCCGCACGGCGTTTGCGGCTGCCGTGCAAGGCGATGAACTGATCCTCCATCGCCAGCAGGAAGGATTGCGCCCTCTCGTCGGCGTTGGGCAGCAGCAGGTCGCAGGTCCAGGCCAGCGGTTTGCTCTTGTCGAGCTGATGCCTTGGGGTGATCAGATGGGCCCAGCGCACGGCGGCGAGGGGCGTGCGGAACAGGTCCTTAGCCATGGTGTGAATCGGGTGAAACGGTCGGTTGATCGAAGGGAGGAAGCGGCGGCAGGCCAAAGCGCTCCCGCAGCAGGTGGTGCACCGCTCCGCTGGCGGAGAGGTTGCGGGCCTCCATCAGCTCGCGGATCCGCAGATAGACATCGGTGCGCACCTGGGTCTGGATGAAGTGGCGGCCGGCCACTGAGCGGGGCTGCTCGCCGTAGCGACGGGGCGGCCTGGGGCGATGGCTCGGGCTCATGGGGCAGACGGCGTGGGAACGACATCCGGCTCCATGCCCTGGCATTCCTCGAGGAAGCGCTCGATGAAGTCGCCATGCCTGTGCTGGGTGATGCGATCACCGATCGAGCGAGCGCTGCGGGGCACCTGGAAGTGCTCGCGGAAGGCATTGGTCAGCTCACGGCGGGAGGCCTGGGGCAGATCCAGCACGCGGCGGTGGTAGCCGCTGATCTCCTCAGCAGTGAGGGGAAGCAGTGCTGGGTCGCCACCTTCATCGGGGTTGGCGCTGCTGCCGGCCCGGGCCTCGACCTGCTGGCCTGAAGCTTGTGCCTCGCCATCGGGCTCCGGCCGAGCCACAGCCGTCAGCGATCCGTCAGACTTGTCGACTTCACATAGTTCTGCAATGTCACAGGGCTTTGCAGCCTGAGCCTGTGGGGATACAGGAATGCCCAGCAGCATGGCCAGCATCAAGCCGGTCATTCCGGCCAGATCGCCGGTTTCGTCGGCCCAGGCCTCACTGCTGAGCTCAGCGCCAGCGGCGTGCCTCACCGTGACCTGCAGCCTGGAGCGACCCTGCTGCTCGTCCAGTTGGGCGGACCAGCCGATGCCCTGGCGGAAAGCAGGGCGGGCAGCCTCCGCGACGGCGCCCAGGTCGGGGCAGGGGATGGCGGGCACTTCGGCCTGGAAGCAGGCCAGAGCGTGGGTGAGCTGTTGCTCAGGGGGTTGATGGCACAGGCCCTCCGCGGGCCTGGATGGTGTGACCATGGGGGATCAGATCGGGCGGTTGCCCGCTGATCCGGATCTTAGAGCTTTCTACTAGAAGCCGCATCAGTAGCGGCTGTTAATTCCTAGCCATCAGGCTGTGACGGGCTTCTTGCCCTTGCCGTTGCCGGGTTTGCGCGGCTGGCGGTTGGCAGTCTCCCACTGATCAAGCCAGCGCTTGGGCTGATACAGGTCGGCCTCGATCCAGAGGGGGGCCAGCTCCTCTGGCTTGTAGTCGCCAAAACCGGTGAGGACGGCGTAGAAGCGCTTGCGGTGCTCATCGCTGGCTTCTGCCGCCAGGGCGGTGATGGCCTCGCTGGGCTCGAGCTCGCACTCATCGACGACCCGCCGCAGCTGGTTGCGCCACTTGGCCGACAGCTCGGTGGCCTTGCGCTGGCCGATGGTGGGGGCTGGAGTGGTGCGGAACGCATCCGGCACCTCGCGCAGGCCGCAATAGCAGGCCCAGAATTCCAGTGGTGTCCAGACCGGGCAGTCGCTGTCCCCGATGGCAACCGCGCCCTTCAGCTTCTCCTTGATCGCCTGATCCTTGAGCGAGCCCCACTCCTCATTGGCGATCCGGCGGTTGAGTTCCCCCAGTTGCCAGAAGGCCTTCTGGCGCAGCTCGCCGGCCTTGCCCTGCTCGATCACCGAGAGGTTGCCGTAGGAGATCGTCTCGAAGCCAACCTCTTCCGCCCAGCTGCAGGCGGTGTACTGGGTCCAGCCGTTGCGTCTGCGCCAGTTCAGCAGCATTCGTCCGAATGCAGCGCGGTTCTCCTCCTGGTGCTCAAGCAGCTCCGCGTAGGTGATCGCCACGTTCTGAACTCCGAGTTCTTAGCGAGAAGCTAAGACAAACTTGGCACGCGCAGCCATAGCCTGTCATGTCTTGGCATGTCAGGACCGGTCAGTACCAAGCCTGTTGAGGATGCGCTTGGCCTGTTGCCCAGTGATCGCTTTACTTGTTTCCGCCTGCAATCTCAAAGCCAATGTGTAGGGATGCTCGCCGGGGTGGAGCTGGGCCAGCCGCCTGAGCCGCCGCTGCAGTTCTGCCGGATCCATCAGTGGCTCAGCCGCATCGATCTGGTCACGGCGAGCGACTGCTCGGCTTCCTCGATGGAGCGGCAGACGGCCGACACACCCCCAAGCCGCTCCACCAGCTGCAGAAAGGCCCGCTGCTCAGCGCTGACGACACCGTGGGGCGTCTTGATCTCAAGGGCGACGAACTGGGCGATCCGCTGGCCCACCATCTCGGGTGTGACCTCCAGCATTCGCAGGCCGATCAGGTCGCTACTGCCCTTACAGAGCCCAAAGCGCACCAGCCGGCCTTGTTGGTCGACCAGGGCACCGGTGTTGTTGCGCCAGAGCCGCACCGACCCCCGGCCGCAGGCCAGGCGGATGCGCTGCTGGATCTCGTATTCGTTGGGGGAGGGGGCCATGCCCCCTGTTGCCGTGTTGCCTGGGCCTCGACCAACGATCCCGCATAGAGTTGGTCATCTAGATGGACAACGGCATGAGGCAGGTCACGGTGGCGGAAGCCAAGGCCCAGCTTTCGAGCCTGCTCGACGTGGTGGAGAGCGGCCAGCCGGTGGTGATCACCCGCCGCGGCAAGGCCATCGCTGAGCTGGTTCCCAGGCATGCCGTGCGCGATCTCCTGCCCCAGCTGCAGGCTCTGCGGGACTCCCTGCCCCAGCAGGTCACCAGCGGCGTGGAGACCATGCGCGCGCTGAGGGATGACGTCGGCTCCTGATGCTTTACGTGGATACCTGCGTGCTGCTGGCGGCTCTGACACCGGAGGCCCACTCCGATACCGCAGCGGCCTTTCTCGAGCAGGCCACAGCACCACTGGCGATCAGCCCTTGGAGTGCCACCGAGCTCCATTCCGCTCTCGGGCTCAAGGTGCGCACCAAGGCCCTGAGCCCGCCAGAGGCCGAGGCGGTGCTGCTGGGCTTTGAACGCAGCCTGGCCCCAGGTTTTCTGATGCTGGAAGTGGAACCGCAGGACTTCCGTAATGCCAATGCCTGTCTGCGCGGCTGGACCACGGCCCTGCGGGCGGCCGATGCGCTGCACCTGGCGATCGCCTCCGGACGGGGCGCCACCCTCTGCAGCCTGGATGCGCCGTTTGTGCTGGCTGCCCAACAGCTGGGGCTTGATGCCCAGCTGATTGGGACTGATGAAACCTCCATTCAGACCTGAAGGCCACGCTGCCGGGCCGCCCAGACATGCTTGGCCCAGCCTGGTTTGTAGCCCCGCTCCTGCTCCCGCTGCTGCAACTGCTCAAAGGTGCGGCAGCCGGCCGAGGGCGATCGGCGGCGTGGCCGCTGCTGCTGGCGGGGCTTGGGCCGGTGGGCACCGGCGACGATTTCGACCAGCTCGCCCTCGATCTGCTGGAGCCCGCGACGCTGTTCATCGCGCTCTTCGCTGAGGAACAGGTGGCCGCAGTCGGGGCACTGCTGGGCTGCGCTGGGGCAACTGCAGAAACAGAGTGGGCAGTCCTTGATCGGAATCGAGACGCCCTCCCGCTTGCGGCGGCCAGCCAGATTCCACTCCCGCTCGTCGGTGGGCAGGCCGTGGCGATGGGCATTACCGACGTGATCGAGGATCACTGCTTCTTGCTTTCCAGCTGCGGGCCGCAGGGCCCGGCCCACCATCTGCAGGTAGAGGCTCAGGCTGGCGGTGGGGCGCATCAGGATCGCCCCGCCCACCGAGGGGATGTCGGTGCCCTCGGAAATGATCATGCAGCTGGTGAGCACCTCCACCTCGCCGGTGCCAAGTCCTGCGATCAGGCGCCTGCGGTCCTCTGCTGGAGTGCTGCCACTGACCGCAGCGGCGCGAATTCCCTCAGCGCGGAACGCACCGGCCAGTTGCTCGGCGTGCTGGATCGTGCAGCAGAAGCAGATCGCCGTGGCCGGGTGCAGCCGGCGGCGGTAGTGCGACACCGCATCGCCGACGGCAGCCCGATCACCGAAGGTCTGGGCTGCCTGCTCAAGGTCGAAGTCGCCCATCCGGCGGCGAAGTTTGCTGTTGCGCGCCCCTGGCCAGGAGAAGACTCTGGGGCGGGCCAGCCAGCCCTGCTCCACCAGCCAGGCCGCTGAGGGGCCCAGCACCAGTGCCTCAAAGAAGCCGCCCGCCTCAACGCCCAGCCCCTTGCCGTCGAGGCGCTCGGGAGTGGCGGTCTTGCCGATCAAGTGGGCGCCTGGCCAGGCGTTGATGATCCGGCCCCAACTGTTGCCGGCCACCAGGTGGTGGGCCTCGTCCTGAATGATCAGATCCGGCGCCGGCAGCTGAGCCAGGCGCCGCACCACGGTCTGCACCGAGCCCACGGCCACCTGCTGCCCTTGGAGCTGGTGATCGGGGACGATCAGGTCGGGCTCCAGACCCCAGGCCCGCACCGTGGCGCTGAGCTGCTCGATCAGCTCGGCCCGGTGGGCCAGCACCAGCACTCGGCGCCCCTTGCCGGCCGCGCCCTGCACGATCGCGCCGATGGTCTGGCCCTTGCCGGCGCCTGTGGGCATCACGGCGCAGACCCGCTTGTGCCGCTTCAGGGCGGTGCGAATCTCGGCCAGGAGCTGGAGCTGGTAGTCACGCAGGACGATCTGGGCCATGGAGAGGACTGGATGCTTGGCGCTGATCAGCGCAGGCTGACAATGTTCAACTTACCAAGCCTTGCCCTGTGTGCTTAGGCTGTGCTCAGAATTCCTAGTCCACATGGCCTTGTTTGCTTCACCGCTGAGCTTCTCGATCACCGAGGAGCAGTTGGCTTGGCTTGACCAGCGTCGCCGCCACGGCGCCCTCAGTCGCTCGGCGGCGCTGCGGCAGGTGATCGATGCCACCATCGCCGCGGAGCAGGGGGGTGCGACTCTCCTGGCCACGGTCGCCGCCCAGCGTTGATCTGAGGCGACACCCATGGCAACCGATGTGATCACCGCGGCTATGGGCCGCTGGAGCGAAATCCTTGAGGCACTGGCCGGGCTGCGGCCCGAGCAGCTGTGCAACCGCCATCAGCCCTGCCCCATCTGCGGCGGAAGGGACCGCTACCGCTTTGACGACAAAGACGACAGTGGTTCCTGGTTCTGCAACCAGTGCGGCGGCAAGGATCACATGGGCGGCGGCGGTTCCGGGATGGATCTGCTGATGCGGGTGCGCCACTGGAGCTTTCGCCAGGCCTGCCAGGAGGTGGAGCGCTATCTGGGCCTGGCAGGGGATGGGGATGGGGATGGACGGCACCGGCCCCAGCCCGCTGCCTCTGCCAACGGCTCCTGCGGCAAGCCAGCAGCCGCACCAGCTGCAGCCACCGGGCTTCCCGGCCACGGCGGCCGGCCCTGGCGGCAACCCGAGCTACCGCCAGCCGATGCGCCGCCGCCTGCGCTGGATGCGGGCGCCATCGCCCAGTGGTGTTACCGCAATCCGGCCGGCGCTCAGTTGTTCTGGATCCAGCGCCTCTGTGGCGGCCGCAGCGGCCGCAAGGCCTTCCTGCATCGCGTCTGGCTGGATGGCGGCTGGCACCGGCCCAGCCGCCGCGACGCCTTCTCCTGCGAATGGCCTGCGCCCCGTCCGCTCTATGGCCTGCCTGGCCTGAGCCAACGGCCCGACGCTCCTGTGCTGGTGGTGGAGGGCGAGCGCACAGCCGATGCCGCAGCGCTGCTCTTCCCGGAGCAGGTGGTGATCAGCTGGGCCAACGGCACCAACGCCATCGCCAAGACGGACTGGAGTCCGCTGGTGGGGCAATCGGTGACGCTCTGGCCTGATGCCGATGCCCCGGGCCGCAAGGCGATGGCGCGGCTGGCCGCGCTGCTCGCCGAGCAGGGCTGCCGCCTACAGCTGGTGGAACCGCCGGACGAACTCACCCCGGGTTGGGATCTGGCCGATGCCGACTGGAGCCCCGAGCAAGCAGCCGAACACCTGCAGACGTTGGCGCGGACTTTCCCACCGGCTCCGGGCGCTGGCACCCAGCCCTCCGCAGGCTCCATGGCTCCATTTCAGTGTCTCGGCTACGACGGTGAGGCCAGCTACTACCGCTCCGGCCGCAGCGGGCAGGTGCTGCGCCTGGCCCGCTCCGCCCACACCGCCACCCACCTGGTGGCCCTGGCGCCGCTGCGCCACTGGGAAACCCTCTACCCCAGCCGTACGGGGGTGAACTGGGCGGCGGTGGCCAGCGACCTCTACGAGCGCTCGATCGCCGCCGGCCTGTTCTGCCCGGAGCGCATCCGCGGCCGCGGGGCCTGGTGGGACGACGGCAGGCCGCTGCTGCATCTCGGTGATCGCCTGGTCACCCCGGACGGCGATCAGCCGATCACGGCCCCCTTCCTCTCGCGGTTCGTCTACCAGCGCATGCCGCGCCTCGATGGGCCTGGCGATGTAGCTTCGCTGTCGGTGCAGGAAGCGACGGTGATCGTGAGCATCGCCAATCGCTTCCGCTGGGATGTGCCCGCCTCCGGCACCCTGCTGGTGGGGTGGGTGGTGCTGGGCCCGATCTGCGGGTCCCTCCGCTGGCGGCCCCACATCTGGCTCACCGCAGGTGCCGGCTCAGGCAAGAGCGCGATCCTCGATCGCTACGTCACCCCGCTGCTGGGTGACTTCGCCCTGCTGGTGAGTGGCTCCACCACAGAAGCGGGGCTGCGCCAATCGATCGGCTCCGATGCGGTGCCGGTGGTGTTCGATGAGGCTGAGAGCAACGAGCGGCCGGACCAGCAGCGCATGCAGGGCATCCTGGCGCTGGCGCGGGTGGCCAGCAGCGAGAGCGGTGCCGCCCTGCTCAAGGGTTCACCCAGCGGTGAAGTGAGCCGCTATCGGGTGCGCTCGATGTTCCTGCTCAGCTCGATCGCCACCGCCCTCAAGCAGGGCGCGGACCACAGCCGCTTTGCCCAGCTCACCCTGCGCAATCCAGCCGATCTACCCAAGGCCGAACGCGAGGCCCACTGGGCTGGGCTGGATCGGGACCTCGAGCGACACATCACCCCTGAGTTGGGCCGGCGCCTGATCGCCCGCACCGCCCGCCTGATCCCGATGATCCGCCAGGCCGCCGGGGTCTTCACTCGGGCGGCGGCGCGGCACTTCGATTCCCAGCGCCTCGGCGATCAGTACGGCACGCTGCTGGCGGGCGCCTGGTCGCTGCTCAGCGATGTGGCTCCCACAGAAGCCGAGGCCGAGCTCTGCATTGCCTCCCATGAATGGGAGAGCTACAGCCAGAGCACCGAGCTGGCCGATGAGCAGCGCTGCCTGCAGATGATCCTGCAGTACCCCGCCAGGGTGGAGTGCGCCGATCGCACCGTGACCCGCACCATCGGCGAGCTGGTGGAGCTGGCTGCCCACCAGGCCCACGACCTGGAGATCAGCGCCGAGCTTGCGTCCCAGACCCTGGCTCGCCAGGGTCTCCGGCTGGAGCAGGACCAGCTGCTGGTGAGCAACACGGCCCAGCCGATCGCAGCAATCCTGCGGGAAACGGCATGGGCCAATGGCTGGTCGGTGCTGCTGCTGCGCCTCAGCGGTGCCCAGCGCCGCGGGCCGGTTCGCTTCTGCGGCGCCGGCATGGTCACACGCGCGGTGGCCATCCCCCTGGCGGTTCTCTGAGCGCGAATGTCACTGCGACAACCCCCGGAAACACCCTGCTGTTATGGCCAGAGCGCTTGCAGCGCAGTTGTTCTCGGCGGCTGTAACAGCGTGACGGTTTTGCTGGGGGGAGAGACACCCTCCTACTCACACCCCCCTATTCACCCCCTCTCCCTGACTCACTGCTGCTTGCTAATGCCTTTATTGATAGATAGATGGTTACTAAAGCGGGGGCTGCTCGAGATCGCTGGTGGCGAGCGGGATCTCGGGCGTGACGAGCTCTGTCACAGCGCGTTGCTGGCGCAACGGCCATGCTGAAGAGCACCTGGCTTGATCCCATCCCCGGCCTGTGGCGGGAGGAGGCCGCCCACCGCTACTGGCTGGGGGAGCACCTGTTTCCGGTGTCGATCACCGGCGTGCTGGCCCATGGCCTCAGCGCCACGGCCCGCAAAGCGATCGAGGCCAAGCGGCCGGTCTGGGAACCACGCGGCATCACCGTGCACACCGCTCTGGAGCGCTACAGCCAGGCCCGCTTCCTGGAGGGCTGTGGCCAGGCCGATGCCCTGCTGGCAGTGGAGGAGCTGCCAGGGCATCACCGCTACCGGGACTGGATTCTGCCGCTGCTGCAGCTGCCTCTCTGGGACGAGGTGCAGGTGATCGCCAGCGAACGGCTCAGCTGCTGCCTCACCCGCAACCTGGCCGGCGGCTTCGATGGGGCCTATGCCTCACCGGCTCTCAGTGACCGCTGGGGCCGCGAGGTGCGGGTGCTCTACGACCTCAAGACCCTCTCGGCCCATGGCCGGCCCTACTCCACCGCCGCCCAGCTGGGGGGCTACATGGTGCTCGAGGCCACCCAGGGAAACCACTACGACCTGGGCCAGACGCTCTGGAGCAAGCCTGGCGAGGCAGCTCCGAGCACCTTCTACAGCCGTGAGCAGTGCCTGGCGGCCTGGGCCGCCGCCTGGAGTCGCTACTGCCTGGCCCGCAGACCCTTCTGATCCGCCAGCAGACGCTGATAGGAATTAACAGCCGCTGTGATTGCGGCTCTCAGTGCAGAGCCCATACACTGACCTGATCGCCAGGCTGTACTTTCCTGGCTTGCTTGTCGCTGTGTTGGCTGTCATGACCACCGCCCCTGCCGATGCTTCTGCCTCTGCTCCAGCCCCAGAGGCGATCGACGCCGTGCTGGATGCCCTCACCGCGCTCAAGGCCCAGCAGAAGCAACTGGAGCAGCAGCTCGAACCCCTGCTGGCGGCGCTCAGCGTGGCGATGGACGCCGGTGAGCTGGATCCCTCCTTCTCCCACAACGACTGGGCCTTCTGCCACAACGCCGGTCGCCTGAACTACGAGTTCCCTCCCGCGGTGCACCAGATCGAGCAGCAGCTCAAGGCCGCCCGCGATGCGGCGATTCAGCAGGGCAGCGCAACGGAGAAGCGCGGCAAGCCCTTCTGGACCATCCGCCCCCCGAAAGCAGCGGCCCTGCCGATCTGAGCCCCATGCCGCCCCGGTCCGCTCCACCGACGCCAGATCCGATCGAGGAACTGCGCTCTGCTGCCAGTGCAGAGGATGAAAACGGCCAACCGCTGTATGAACCGACCGATCCCGCCAGGCCGATCGGGCACGCCAATCCTCCCCGCCGGCCCAGAGGCATCGCCTCCCATCAGCCGCCCAGGCCCTCAAGGCTTGAGGTCGAACGTCGCATCGCCGAGGCGCAGTTGTGGATCGCCCAGCGGATTCCGCTGGTGTTGATCTACGAAAAAGGTCGTGAAAGCTGGGGGGTGAATAACAGCCAGACGATCAACAGGTATCTCAATCTCGCGCGCGAACGCATGGTTGAGGAGCTGATCTCCGACCGGAAGCGTCACCAGGCCGAGCAGATCTACGCCCTGATGGATTGCGCCCGCCGGGCAGCGGACGCCGAGCAGTTCTCCGCCGCCGTGGGGGCCCATCGGGTGATCGCCGAGATCGCCGGGATGCTGCGTGCTCCGGTCAAGCCGCCCAGCGATGCCAGCTCATGACCAGAGGCTTGCTGCAGACCGTCCAGGCCCCAGCCCGTGCTCTCGCCCCAGCCGGGCTGCTGTTCGATGGCGGGCTGCTTCATTCCCCGCACCACCTGGACTGCTGGCGTGATGGCGGCCTGCTCGGTGTTTCTGGTCCCTCCCTGGCCTCCGCCAGCACGGAGCCACTGAGCTTCCGGGAGTTCATCGCCCAGGCCTACCCCCGCTACGGCTTTCACCGCTGGGCAGTGGTGCTGATCGCTCTGCTGCAGGCGATCGCCGATGGCGAGCTCTCGCGGCTGATCGTCACCTGCCCGCCGCGGCTGGGGAAATCGCTCTTGGTTTCCAAGCTCTTCCCCGCCTACTTCATCTACCGCCACCCGCATCTGTTCGCGGCCATCGCCAGCTACTCGGGCGAGCTGGCCTATGCCCACTCCCGTGAGGCGCGGCACTTCTACCGCGTCACCGGCAACCTGCTCTCGAAGGATTCAGCAGCGGTCGGCAACTGGCTCACCACCCAGCGCGGCGGCTGCATCGCGGCTGGTGTGGATGGCCCGTTCACGGGCAAGGGTTACAGCCTCGGTGTGATCGATGACCCCTACAAGGGCCCAGCCGATGCGGGCTCGGTCCGGGTGCGCTCTCGCATCGAGGAATGGCTCAAGGCCGTCTGGTTCACCAGAGCTGAGCCCCAGTTCATTGACGCGGGCGCTGGCGCCCTGCAGCGCAATCTTTCGGCTCAGGTGATCGTGCTCACCCGCTGGGATCACGAGGACGTGATCGGCTGGCTGATGGCCCAGGAAAGCGGCGATGCCCCGCAGGAGTGGCATGTGCTCAACCTCCCGGCGATTGCTGAGCACAGGGCTGATCGGCAGAGCTTCCCGGCCTCCTGCACCGTCGAGCCCGACTGGCGCTTACCCGGCGAGGCTCTCTGCCGCGAACGCTTCCCGCTCTCTGAGCTGCTCAAGATCCGCACCCGGGTCGGTTCGTTCTGGTGGAACGCTCTGTTTCAGCAGCGCCCCTCGCCGATGCAGGGCGCCATCTTCCAGCGGGCCTGGATCAAGCCGCCGTTCCCCCGCGAGCAGCTCCGCCGCTTCTCGCCCTTGGTGCTCTCATGCGATCTGTCCTTCAAAGGGGAGGAGCAGAACGATCATTGCGGCTTCGTGCTGATGGGCCTGCTGCTGCCCGATTCGGCGGGGCCACAACAGCTGGGGCCAGAGGCCCGGCCTCTGGCCCCCCAGCTGGAGCTGGAGGTGATCTGGGCGGCCCGCCATCACTTCGATCTGCCTCAGACAATTCGCTTCCTGCTCTCCACCCTCGCGGCCCTCGACGCCCAGGGGCTTCGCCCTCACGCGGTGCTGATCGAGGACGCGGCCAACGGTCCGGCCGTGCAGCAGACCCTCAAGCGCAAGGTGCCGGGCCTGCTGCCGATCCCCGCCCGCGGCAGCAAGGAGTCACGTGCTCATGCCGTCGCCCCGCTGCTGGAAGCAGGCCAGGTGCGTTTCCATCACCGAGCTGCGCCGCTGGTGGAGGAGCTGCCGCGCTTCCCCAAGGGCACCAAGGATCTGGTCGATGCCTTTGGTCATGGGGCCTTGTGGCTGGAGACGCGCTACTGGCGCGGCCTGGGCATCAAGCGCGATCCGCTGCCGATGCTTCTTTCCCGGTGACGCCGTGGCTCAGCTCCTTCTGCCGCTGCTCGCGTCCGCCACCGATGTTGTTGTCCCCTCGCCTCGCCCCCTTCGGCGCCGCCGTCGCCGGCCTCCGTGCGTTCATCTGCAGCTCGTCTTTGCTTTCCCCTACCAGCCGCCTCCCCAGACGCCATGCAAGTCCAGGCGGCAGCGGCCCGAGCACCCTCATGCGGCAGTGCATCGGCTCGCCCTGGCTCACGTGGACCTGGCCGACAAGATCGCCGGCAACTTCGCCCGCCGCACTACCCATCCTTTTGATGACCTGCGCCAGCTTGCGGTGATCGGTCTGCTCAAGGCGGCGGCACGCTTCGATGGCACGGGTGGGCGATCGTTTCGTCCCTACGCCCGCACCTATGCCAATGGCGAGATCACCCACTACCTGCGGGACCATGGCTTTGCGATCAAGGTGCCGCCGTCATGGCGTGACCTCTATGCCAGCGGGCAGAAGTTGCTGCGGGAAGGACTACCGCCCGATGCAGTGCCAGAGCGGTTGGGTGTAACAGAAGAGCGCTGGCGGGAGATCAAGGAGGCCTGCTCGATCACGGTGATCGCACTGCAGCCGGATACCTGA